GAGCTCGCAGCGACGGCCGCCCACGAGGTGCGGCCCAACTCCGGCGGGTCGATGCGGGACTCGACGGATCGCACAGAGGCTGCGGTGACCCAGCTAGTAGCTGAGGTATCAGCACTACGCGATGACATATCTGATATCCGATCCCGGATGGGTGATCTAGCCCAGGCTCAGCGCCGCCATGACGCAGAGATAGGCAGACTCTCAGACGGGGTCGAGCAGATCCGCGACCGCATGACGCGCGAGGCGGACTCTGAGTCTCACCGCATAGACGATCACTCCCGGCGTATCCACGCGCTGGAAACCATCGCTATACACGCTCTGAAAGAAGCTCAGGGCACACATTGATAGGAAGAATAATGATCTGGACTACTGACTTTTGGCGTGGAGCTGCCGAGCGCGCGATCAAGACTGTCGCGCAGTCTCTCGTAGCCGTGATTGGTGTAGCTGGCACCGGGCTTATGGACGTTGACTGGGTGGCCGCGTTGTCCGTGGCAGCTGCTGCCGGGCTGGCGTCCCTGCTGACATCGTTGTCGTCCGCTGAGTTCGTCGCTGGTCGCCCTCGGGAAGGACAGTGAGCGATGGGGCCCCGACTGGCACCCTATGGGACCTATCGGGGCTGAACTCAGAGGAACTCACTACGCTTATTGAGCAGGCTCGGGAAGCTCTCCCGTCGGCCTTGGCGAAAGAGCAGGAAGCGGCGGTATCGGCTCAAGCCCAACTGTTCTCCCTAGCGTCGCAGCTGGAGGGCCAGTTACCTATGCTGGCCACACTCGCGAGCACGAAAGATGAGGACATGACGCACGAGTCGCGGTGCCAAGCGTTGCGGACTCTGGCCGCTGTTCTCGCACAGGTTACCGAGCTTGCCCGGCAGTCTGTTATAATTGGTGCAGCGGAAGCGGCCAGACGGTAGTCTGGTTCCTCCTACCTTCTCGATAAAAAACCCCCCACTCATATGAGTGGGGGGTTTTACTTAGTTAGGAGAGGTTAGGCCTAACCGCGTGCGTTTCCCGCGTACTGCTCGGACGCTCCGCCCAAGGTGAGATGCCGCGTCCTCGTTAGATAGCTCCGGATTGGCGTGTAGCCAATCTACCTCAGTTTGTTTCCAGGGGCCTGTCACAGCCGCTAGCGCGGCTGGCCCCGTCTGTGATGACCTCACGCGGTCGCTTTGTGTTGTGCCCCGGTCACACCCGGCGTCAGCGTGAGCCTTCTGGGCTTCTTTGGCCGCAGGCAGGGTAGCGTACCACCACCCACCCAGGCACCAGGTGCAGTACACGCTATATTCCGTGTGCCCGCGGCGATAAGCGTTGGCTTCTTTGTCGGCGATCGGGTGAGAGGATGTCCACCTACCATTAGGTAGGTAGCGTTCCTCAACAAGAAGAATACGCCTATCTGGTGATGTGTGGATTGCTTTATGCCGCACAAAGCACCTCCTTTAGAGTGGTTATGTATTGGAGACCACGTTGTACTCCCATCAAGTGGGTTTCATTGTAAGTAGTGCCGCCATCTAGGTTATAAGCGATGAAAGCTACTCCATACCCCGGATCGGTTTCACGCAGAAGCACCCAATCAGATGCTGAGCACTCTGGGTCTAGGCAGTTACACAGTTTGGCTACTAAACGTACACTGCGATTATCTATGTGCATAATGGAACCTGGTAACTCGTAAGATAGAAGAGTAAGAGCATCGATGAGTTCTTCTGGAATTCTTTTAGGGAAGGTCATAATACTAGCACTCCCCATACATGCCGTATAGGACGTCATAGACTTGGCGCCTGAAGGCCTCTTCATCAGTTGTTTCAAAACAATTAATGAAACAGCTAGTAGTGCTGTTATAGCAGGCGTGAAGCACCTTACCTTCATTATGGGGTCCTATAACATTAAACCATTTGTGGTTGTAACACCTGTCTACGTCACAGTCGCAACTCATGTCATGCAGAAACAAGGTTCTAGGACTAGTAACGGCGCGTAAGTCTTTGTTGCTGGCCGCAATATGGAAGACTTCATTAACAATATCGCTTGGGATACATTCTGGGATAACCATCATAACACTAACTCTCTCCATAAAGGTCATCTAGGATGCTAAAGACACGGCGCTTTAAGCCGTATACATTGGTTGTGCTGTAGGCATTAACATAGCTGCTTGAGCTACAGTGATACCCGACATAAAAGGACTTGTCCACATCATCTACGCCTACAATGTACACCCACTTATGCTTGTAACATAAGTAGTCCTCACAGGTGCAGGTTTTGTCATAAATGAACAGGGTACTAGGGCTAGTAACAACGCATAAATCGGGGTAGGTAGACTCTATATAAAAGACCTCATCAATAATTTCGCGGGGAATGGTATCTGGGATATCCTTCATATTAGTCTTCCTTAGCCCCGCTCGTTATAAGCCCCATAAATGAGGTAGCTGCTGAACAGCAGCCTCAGCTGCTGTTCCACGCCGTCAATATCGGTGTGGGCGGCGTGGACCACCACTGGCTCGTAGCGGGCCCCGACATTATCGAAAACATAGGGTTTGCCTACGTCTGCCAGGCCAACGTACGGGTCGTAGTCCGACCACACGTCGTGTGCCGCCCGGGTGCAGCCCACCCACAGACCGTCTACCCTGGTGACGAGATGCACCCGATCACCGCGGCACCGGTCGATGCCGCAGTCACATGGCAGGACAGCCTCTAGCCCACGCTCGGGCGCATCTCCGTCTAGGACAGCGCCCGCCTGTGCCGCGAGGCTGGTGAACGCGGTGATAAGTTCCCCCGGGATGTCGGGGGCCTGCTTGAGCAGGCGAATCTCCCTATCAACTAGGGCCTTGATTCCTCCAGGGTCATGTGTTACTTTGATGGTGGCCATCGTCCAGCACCTTTCTCAGCGTGTCGCTAGTACCCTCGGGGTATGCGGTTTTACAGCGAAGCGGGGACCTGCCCCAACCCGCTTGCCCCAATGATTCGCCCTGAATCATCCCTGACCAACGGGTAAGGGTAGTAGAGATCGCGCCTGTGGGGGTATGCCACACCCGCTGGGGCGGTTTCCTCAACAAGGCGGGGTGCTGGCCCAACTGGCTGGAGGACAAATACTTCGCTGCCGTAGTAGCCGCCTGAATGCAGGTTCAGGGTGTGCGGGGTGAGGTTAATGAGTCCCATCTTGACTCCTTAGGTTATGGGAAGGTCGGCCTTCCCGGTTGACATAAGACTAGGTTACCACCACCAGCCGGTAAGTGCAACTTAACCCCTAACCCATAGTCAGACCTCAGTTGCCCCGGCACACACCTTCAGCCGATCGTCCAGCCAGTAGTCTTCTGAGCCCATCTTTGTTTGTGCCCCAAGCCGAATCAGGCCTGAGGCTTCGTCACGTGACAGGGACAGCAGGAAGTCACACCACGCGTGCAGAGCGGTGGAACCTAGGACCTTCTCTTGGAGCGACTCACCCTTCTCGAACACCCTTTTCCGTGTATGGTGGATGAAAAGAACAGCGCAGTTTGTGGCTTTAGCGACGGCCTTAATGTCCTTGAGAATTTCGTACATGTCCCTAGAGTTATTAACATCGTGCTTACCGACAGCCATTGACAGGGTATCGATAATAACTAGGCCTAAGCCGTAACTCTTAATAGTCGCGTACAGGCGCTGTTTATCGGCCCCTTCCGACAAGTCCATGGGGGAAAACGACAGGACTAAGGGCATGGACTTACTAGGCGACCACACAAGCCCCTCAGTAACATGGCCCGCCCAGTGGTACCGCAAACGCGATTCATCGCTATCTAATGCTCCACTCATACGGCGAGCGAATAAGTGCTCCCCATCCTCAAGCGAGAAGAACCCAACAGGGGTAGCACCGGAGATAGGCAAGCCAAAAGGCCGTACCCCAGTAGCGCACCCCAAAGCCCCCTCAATAGCTGAGCGTGTTTTACCAACCTTGGGTGCTGCCACCAGAAGGCCACAACCACCTTCAGGGATCATCCCAGGAATCACCCACTTAGGCGGCTGGTAAGCCAACCAGCCAATACTAGCTAGCCCTTGCATATCCCACGGCTCGACCCCAACGTCACCCCCAGATTCTGTGCTCTCAATAGGTGACGCGTCATGCTCGGTATGCCCGGACTTCGTACCCGCGTTGGCCTCATAGGCCCGGTGGATATCGGCCTTGAGCTTGTCGGCATCTCGCCCCCACTTATTCCACTTAGACAGGCGGAGAAGCCGGTAGGCGTCAAGCTCACTCACCCCAGCATCGGACAGCGCCGATGCAAACCGCCAAAGCTGCCTACTCCGGTCACCATAGGGGCTCGGGGTAGCAAGATAAACAGCCACGTCGGGCCGGAGCCCTAGCGCTAGCCCGGCTCTACGTAGGACATCGCTGATGCTATGTGTGGCCTTGGATGCTCGGATAATGCGGCCTTGGTACTCCCCACTCTTATGGTGCCAGCTACCAGGCACGCGGAGAAGCTGCCCGATATCCACACCTGATTTATCCGCCTTGGCCACACTCGCCAAAAGCCCCATGATGCCGTCGGCTGAGTACTCCATCGGGTCGATGTAGTCGTCCATCAGCCACACGGCCTGACGGTGGCCGGGGCTGGTCTCCCACACCATCGACGGGGCTAACCGGCGCAACGCTGCGCGATCATAGCCCTCATCACAATCCACCCACAACACCCGCTGGGCGGTGAAACTCTGCTTCTTCCTGTCAGTCCCACCGCTGACCGCTGGGGTCCAGTACCAATCAGACTCCGAATCGACGGTTGGTGAGGCGGTAGATACGTCTAAGGCGCTCCCTGGGTGAAAACGCTCGTGGTCAGTCCCTATGCCCGTAATGTGTGGCGTAAAGACGTAGCCCTTAATCCCGGAGTGTGCCCAGACCGCCCGCATTATGCGGGAAGACTGGCTATCCATTCTTTAACCTTCTCAGCTTTTGGGTCGTAGGAAACGAAAGTTTCCCCACCCGCATTTTTTAGTAAGCATAGAATATAAAGCTGCGCAGAAGAAGGCGCTTCTTTGTCTGATCGCTTTGCCTCAATCGCAAAGAAGCGCCCTCTCGCGCAACCGATAATGTCGGGGGTCCCCCGCATTTGGAAGGACCCCCCGTGAGTCCTAAAGCAATACACGCCGTCAATGGAATTGAGCTCACGCACCATAGAGCGGACAATGTTTGCTTCGGACGGCATGATGATTACCGCTTCTTAGCGGACTTCTTAGCGGACTTCTTAGGCGCTTTCGGTGCTTCTTCTACTTCGTCTTCGTCAAAGTCTTCATCATCATCGAAGTCTTCTTCGTCAAAGTCTTCATCATCATCGAAGTCATCAGCTTCTTCTTCGTCTGCGGTTGGCTCCGAGTCCTCAACCGCACTAATCAGGTATACCCCAGTAACAGAAGAGCGCACTATGCCATTGTAGGTGTCATCCCCTACGTAGATAGCTACTGGGGAACCAACAACCTTCTCAGGATCGATCTGCTGCGCCTTGCGCGGGACATCCATCCCGCCAGCAACCAGCAAGTCTCGGAGCTTCCAAAGCTGATTAGCTTGAAGCTTGCAGTAGTAGGGGAACAGGCGGTTCCTGTACTGAGAGTCTGTAGGCTGAAGGGCATAGACCAACATATCGGTACCGTCTTGTGCCTTAGTCTGCTCTACGGAAGCGATTCGCGCTGCGTACATACCCTCGGGCATTTGCTTGGTGCTCCAAGCAGAACGCTCCTCAACCTTCGAGAAGTCGATGCGAATTTTCTTTGTAGCCATTTTATCCTCCTTGGCCTCTGTTTTGCTCGACTACGCCTTGTAGCCGAGAAGTTCTTGCAACCGGCCCATCGATGGCCGGGTTAGGTACGGGGGTTTCCCACTATAGGTGTTCGAGCGAGCCCCAGCAACAATGTTGGGCGAGGGCGTTAGCCACATACGCCTAGCCAGCCGGTCCTTGACCCGCGCTACGTACAGGCGACCGATGACATCACTCATGGTGGAAACGACCTTAGCGGCACCTTGGGGGATGTCCATCGTAACACTAGCTGCCTGTTCTTCGTCGTCATCATCCGAGGCCCACTCTGACGCGGGCTGCACGATCCGTTCCTGGCACAAAACCACCACCTCACGTGTAGTGCTGCGCAGCGACCGGAGAAGCTGGCTAAACAGGTTGTTTGTTGCGATGCGCATATGGAATGAGGGTTGCTTGTCCTCAGACACCCACGACAGCATATCTTCATACAGTTGTGTGGCCGTGTCGATGATAACCCGATCGAACTTAGCTAGGGTGTCACGGTCAGTAATGAGTTTGGTTAACTCCCCAACTGACTGGGGTTCAAAGATAGTAGCCCCCTCAGTATTGACTCCGATCAAACCTTTATCACTGTCGATGATCGCAACCTTCTTGGGGTTGATATCGCTAAAAGCGAAAGTGGTTTTACCGACCTTTGGTTTACCGTAAACTGCGATAATCACTGGTTTTCTCCTTTGTTCTCGCTCGGGTAGTAATCGAGTGGGTTGTGTGTTTTCACGTAGTTAGATTGTTGCTCGATGGAGGAATCACCGTGCATCAGGTCGGCCACAGTGAGGTCTTTAAAGTGGCACATGTACCCACTACACGCTCCTAGGTTTCGCTCGATGATGTCAGGATCACCCCAACGGTAGTCCAGCATACGCTTAGCCGTAACGAGGAACGACTTGACTTGGCGCTTAGCTTGACCTGGTGTGTAGGTGAGGTAATCCCGCCGGAACTTATCAGCGTAGCTCTGCTTGGCTAGCTGCCCCAGCATGGAGTACACGTATTCGCACTCGGAGTCATCCTGCATAGTGCATCGATCACCGACAGGCTCAGCGACTAACAGCCCTTCGTCCATGAGCCACTGGCGGAACACCGGGTAGCTAGTGCTCTGCGCTTTGACTGTACGGCTCAGTTTCCCACGAGTCGTCAGTGTGGGGGTACTGAGAGCACTAGTCTTGCAGTAGTCATAGACGAAACCGCGCGGCTGGTCAATACCGAGAGCTTTATATTGTGGCGCCTTTTTCGCGGCCCACAGATAAGAGTAGCCCTGGAAGGCTAGCTCACGGTAGCGCCAGTCGGGGAGTTGGGAATGCGTCTTATGATCAACAAACCAAATGTCGCCAGCCTTATCATGAGCGATAAGGTCAACACGACCCCTGTAAAGAGCTTTACCGCCGAACATAGGCCGCTCTAGCGTAAGCTCAGCAGCAACAGGAGTTAGCGGGTCATCTTGATACACGTAATCATATGTAAGAAGGATGTTATAGCACTCGGTAGCTAGGGAGTGCACTTCCTCCTCAAAATGCTCTGTTAGCGCTTCGTCAATGAGTTCTTGGTGCTTCTTGCGCCAGTCACCGCCATTAGCGCGCTCTTCGAGCAACGCGTGTACCCATGTGCCCCGCGTAAGCGGAATCGATGTACGACGGGGCTTAAGCCCCAGCACTGAGGCGTAGTACACCTCACGTGGGCAGCTTGCAAAACTACTCACCATCGACTGGGTGATGACCGGCACCCCGTCATCCGTCATAGGCCACACACCACGCCAGGCGGGGCTTGTGTGGCGGTTGCTCATAGTTCCCACAGCGGCTCACCCCCCCAACACTTCGATACCGTGACATCAGCCTTCAGAAGAAAACGCCGATCTAAGCGGTCATCTGCTGATTCCATAATGCGCTTAATCTCCCGAGCAATCCGCTTAATGTTCCCGGGCGGGGCCACAAGCTCCACCGAGTCGTGCACGGTTGTAACAAGTTGTGCCCCCCATTCCCGGAGTTGCTCTGATCGGTAAATCCGCGCTAGGGATATGAGCATAAAATCGCTGCCTGTAGATTGCACCGGTGCGTTAATGGCCTGCCTAAATGCAGATTCCCGCTGCCAAAAGTCGGTACTCTTAGCGTTAGGCAGATGGCGGAACCGGCCAAAAGCGTTAGGCACACCGCCCCGCTCGATGCAGGTTTTCTTCTGGCGCTCATACCACTCCGGCAATTTACGGAAGGTACGGAAGTAGCCTTCACGGAATTCCTCAGCTTCTTCTTCCGTAATAGACATCCCGAAAGTTGATTGAAGGTAATTCCTAAACTGTTTGGCTTGCATTCCATACAGGAAACCGAAGTTAACAGCTTTGGCTAGTGAACGCTGTTCTTTCGTTGGCGTATCAGACCCGGTAAGTTGGCGGGCCATATAAGTATGGATATCCTCACCGCGATTAAACAGGTTGATCATCGTATCTTCGCCAGCGAGAACAGCCGCTACCCGAAGCTCCAGCTGGGAGTAGTCAGCTTCGATCCACGCCTTCCCACGCTCGCCAAATAGGTTGCGAATCCGCTTGTCACGCGGGATTTGCTGGGAGTTGATCCCGGGGTTGTCAGCCCCCGGAGAAGCCGAGCTGAGCCGCCCAGTAACAGTCCCCGTGACACGGAATGCGGTAGGTACCTTCCCGTTGACTGCCCGCGTATAAAGCGGGATTAGAAAAGCGGAATGTAGCTTATTAAGACCGGCCAACCGAGTCAGCATCTTTGCGGCTGGGTGGTCAATCTGGGAGAGAACGTCACTAGCCAATGACGGGTTGCCATTAGGCCAGGTTTTTGTGGGTTTCCCGCGCCGGATAACAGGGGCCCCCTGATGTTCGTATAGCCACCACTTGGTCCAGGTTGTAGTCCCCCACTTAGGCTGAGTCTTCTGTAGCCACTCTGGCCACACCTCACGCGGGGGGATCATGGCGTCCAGCTCAGCTTCGACATTGGCAATCTCGCGCTCGACTTCCGCCAGCTCCCTACGCATGGCGGATCGTCTCACAGGGAGACCGTAAGTCTCCATCGATTCTAGCGGGGGGAGCACCGGTAGGATGATGTCACGCATCACACGTAGGGGGTTATCCCCCTTGGCTAGGCTACCATCGGTGAGCTTAGACCGCTGCCACTCGAACAACTCACGTGTGACCAACACGTCAGTAGCCGCGTAGGCGGTGGCCCGCTCCCGGGGTAGAGATGACAGGTCATCGATAGAGTCTTCGGACCAGTCCGGGTATCCGAGCAGGCGTTGACCCAGAGCCTTGAGACCCGCTGGCTGTTCTTCTTCGAGTAGGTGGGCCATGATCATGGTGTCCCACACCACGCCGACTTCTGCGCCGTAGTGGCGGAGCCAGCGAGCATCGAACGCGGCGTTGTGGAAAACGCCTTGCCAGAAGTGCAACCCCCGAAGTTCCGAAGGGTCCTTCGGCCACCACACGAGGGGCTCGCCACCACCTACTCGGGCCATAGCCACACAGAGCAGGTCCCCCTTACCACAGGTAAGTGATGTGGTCTCGATGTCCACCACCACAGTTGGGGACATCAGAAGGTAGTTCCTGACGTCTTGCACGTCTTCAGTTACGATCACGTCGGTTTGCATTGGGTCTCCTTTGGTGATAGGTGTCGCTAGTCGCCGAACTCTTTGTGTGACTTAGGCAACCTATAGCCTGTAGGTAAGGCGTCTACGTCTCGGATCGTTCGTTCGATTGTCGCCAGGATACGCCCGTCATGGATGTTAGATAGGATGGCGTGGTAGGCCAGCGCTCGAAGCGCGAGCCTACGCGGCGGGAGTACACCACGCCTAGCCAAGCCATGCCTAGTCCGGTCAACCGCCCAGTTGACGGCATCCTCAGCCCGGGCCAGCTGTTTAGTAGGGTCGAAGTCAGCGGGTAGTACCCGATGTCTGGTCATAGGGGTAATCCTTAGGTCTCATTAATCAACTACGGAGTAAGTATAGCGCACTTATTGGAGTAAGTAAAACTTAGCGGAAGCGCGCTACTAGATTCTGTAGGTGGGTGTGGTCCTCATAGAGTGTCACCCACACGTCCTCGTCCACAGACCCCCGGGCGCACAAGAAGTACACCGTGGGGTTGTTCTGTGACAGCTTGATCCGGTCGCTGGCCTGCTTAAATGTGACGTAGTTGAAATCGCTCGTGAACCACACAAGCATATCCGCACAGCTGATGTCCACGGCCATTGCGACAGTGCGCGGCTGCACCAACAGAACCTCGATACTAGAGTCTCTCCTGAATCGCTCTAACACGCGGTCCTTAGACCGCGTGTCCCCGGTAATCACCGAGTAGTTGGTACCGCGTTTAGCTAAGTACCTGCCCACCATCGACACCTCATACAGGTGGGTGCAAGCAACGATGGCCTTCCCCGGAGCCCTGCTGAGAACGCGATACAGGGCCCGTAGTCGGGCCCGGGCAGCTGGCGCGACAGAGAAAGGCACACCCGCGTCATCGGTGCACCACCCAGCTGCCAGCTGACGTAGCCGGAGAAGCCTAGTCAGCGGGTTCAGTGCTGCGATGGTGTGCCCTTTCCAGGAACTCACCGCCTCACGCGCTAGTTCCGTTGATGTTTCAACTACGGGCTCGGGCAACCGGTAGTTCACTTTACGCGTCTTGAGCTGACTCTTAGGGCCAGCCATAGTCACGACATGCGGCCTTAGGTACGCCTGCAACTCACCTTGATTACGCGGTCGGATAAGCTCAGGGAAGCCCTTAACTGTAGACCACTCGCCGAAGTGGTCACGGAAAGCCTTAGCGCTACGCCAGCGCTCGCGGATATCCGGGTCTAGGAAAGTCCACTGACCGTAAACAGCGTCAATCTGTGTAGGGTTCGTGACAGGTGTTCCCGTAATGAGAAGCCTGTACTTCCAGTCATGTGCTAATGGCCGGATATTACGGCCAGTAATTGCGGATGGCGTCTTAATGAGGTGGGATTCGTCTAAAAGCATAGCTCCGCCACCTTTTACAAGACGGGAAATGCTCTTAAGAAAAGGCCTTAACCGCTTAAAAGGAGCCTTCCCGAATTGCTCATAATTCACGAAAAGAATAGACACCCCATCGTGAATGAGGGCGTCTAAATCAGGATATTTATTACCGGCAGTCAAGGGGAAGTACTTGTGGGGGATAGACAACCACTTTGGGGCTTCTTCCCGCCACGTGACTTCAGCAATCTTGGGCCCTACCACCACGGCTACCGGCACACTCAACGCTTCAATCCAGCGTAAGGCGACAGCGGTTTTACCGCTCCGGGGCTCAGCCCACAGAGCGCCAAAGGCCTTGCCACCAGCCAGCAGGGCAGCAAGTGCCGCCTGCTGGCTGGGACGCAACTCTAGGCGTGCTGGGCCACTGTCAGACATTCGCGCTCTCCACATAACGTAGATTGCGCACAAGCCTAGTTGTCGTGTAGGTGTCAGACGGCGTAACAAGTGTCAGGGGCTCGCTATCGAGCCACTCTAGGGATTCCGACCACCTACCCCGTGTGTTTTCCACGGAGACTAGCGACACCGATTTAAATAAGCTGAAACAAACACTACGGTTAAGGTCACGGAGACTCTCAGCCAGCACCCTATAGAGTAGGTTAAGGCGCTGCATCTCTAGTGCAGGGTAGCCAAACTCGTCCCTAACTTGGGCAGCACTTTGGCGTGTGTGGCACTTAATGATCAGGTGTGCCTTAGGTAGTGGGAACGGGAACTGGGGAGTAGTACCAGCCCAATCCCGGTAAGGCATAGTCAATCGGTAGGCGTATTGGGTGATCCACTCCAAGCGGTCAAAGGTGGCGATGGCTGAGGTATCAACCTCAGCCAAAGCTCGTTCATAAATGTCTCGGGTAAGGCCATACACGGGTTCTACACCAGACGCTAGTTCCCTGGCGCTAGTGCTCTTACCGGTCTTGTCGGGTCCTTCAAAAACAACAAGCATAGTTGCTCCTTTTAAAATAGCGCCGAGTGTAGAGGCTTACTGTAGTAAGCGATTAAGTCGTCATCCCGGACGTAGGCCCATGACGTGCGCAAGTACACATCACCTAACCCAAAACTAGTGTATGAACCCCGATGCTCTAAGAGCATCAAGAAGTTGGCCCATAGTTTCCTTATACCCATAAGACCATAAGTGGCCTGCACTGAGGGTGTGTGTATTAAGGTATCGACTAAAGGTAGATCCAAGCCCCGATCCCAACGGACCTGCATAAAGGCGTGAACAGGTCCTTTGCCCCAGTTAATAGACGCATTTTCCCACAACATAGCGAGTAACTCACCGCTGAGCGAGATTTGATTTTCCTTTTCAAGATGGGCGCACAGGTGGGTAATCCCGTCTAGTACAGGTTCAATTAGTCCATCGCCTAAATAGCTAAGGTCGGGTTCTCGGGAATCCTCATAGAATATGGAAAAGGACTCTGAAAGCTTTCCGGAGAGTTTTATATCAGGCGGGATACTAAGCCCCCGCATACCAAACAAGTTCGGGCTAGCCTTGCTTAGTCTTTTGATCAACAATTCAGGTGAAATAGACTCAAACACCATTACCCCTTAAAACAGAGTTGGTTGGTAGGGCCGGGAGTAATAATAGTGAAAGTCTTCATCGGATATGTACACCTTATGTGCATTGATGTAGACATCGCCAACGATCAAACCGGGACAGGTGAGCCTATAGAATAAATGTCGCAAGAAGCCATGCCACATCTTCTGCAACCCGGCAATACCGTAGGTACCCTGTACCGACGACACGGAAACTACAACATCAATGAGTGGTACATCGCAGCTACCGGAAACGTCTACCCCAGCCTCAAAGTGCTCCCCCACACCCTTAATAGGGCTCGCATTAAACAGCGGGTCTAGTAGGTCCTTCTTAAGTGGAACAGTTACAACACCCCCATAACTGAAGGGCAACCGGCTAATAATGCTCGATACGGCGCCTGTAACACTGCCCACTAAATCGCCGAAGTCCGGGATAGTGTAATCCGTGTAGAACCGCGCCACACGACTCCCATCCTCCCACTCAGCGCGGATGAGTGGGGGTGCTATGAAATCTCGGAAACCGTGTTCATCTGGCGTAATCCTGTGTAGACACTGGAGCGCCTTTTCAGGTGAGATAATATTTGACATGATAAGCCCCTTAGCTTTTATTTGAAAAAGGTTAACTCAGAAGTCTTCGCGCGAATAAGCCGGGTCCTTAGGTATAGGCTTCCAACCCTGATGTTTGACCTAGGCATACTCAGAACCACCTGTGCCAAGAAACTGGCCCAAGCTTTACCTAAAGAGGCGACTCCATAAGTCCCCTGAAGCAAATCTACGTACACGACCAAGCTGATGTAATAGTAGTAGCCGTTGAACCGAACCGACACTACCACCTGAGTGGTTTTCCCAGGATGACCTAGATTAGTACTAGGGCACACCAGATCAATATGCGGGGTAAGTAGGGGGAACTCCCAACTGTCAGAGTCACCCACACACGCCCCTAGGATACGTTCATGCAGTTGTGCAAAAAAGTTCTTTGGTAGGCACCTGAAATCAGGTCTACCAATGGCTTCGTATAGGTCTTGGGTTTTCCCCCGCCCATTTACGGGGATAAGTACATCAGGCGGTTCAACAAGCTCTCGTAAATTGGGCTTTCGTGTCCCCGCATCCAACAGGCGGGCCACTACAAGATCAGGCGTAATAAAGTTAGGCATGGTATCCCCAGAACTTATTGAGGTTCGCATTAACAAATTACTTACTTAGTAACATAAGTCTTTTAGGGCGGAATCTGAGGCGCGCACAGATGGTGTGAGCAGGCGTACTCCCCCCGGTCGCAAAGAAGGGATGTGGCACTCCCCAACAAGAAACTCAAGGAAGGCGTGCCATAGCCACCCAACACGCATGACCCCGTAGGTACCCTGTAAGTTATCAAAGTTTACCCAAGCGCAAAGGGTCGGTATTCCGTCAATGCGCTGAATCCCTATGCCAGCTCTAAGGGCAAGACCCAACCCTTCACTCTGTATCTCCGGCATAATGATACGGCAGGATACGCCGTTAAGAACAAGTATTTCGTCGTTATCCGGGTTAAGCGCTAGCGACGTAATTCCATTAACTATCCGTGAAATAAGCTTGTAATCTACACCTTTAAAACTAGGGAGCATGTAAAATTCCGCCAAACAGTCTAGATGCTTGGACCACTGCTTAGGGACGTTAATCTCTAATGGTGCATTTAACGTGCGCATACCCTTATCGTCTGGTTGCTGCATGGCTAAGTATAGTACTAAGCCCTCTGGTGTGATCAGTTCGTATTTCATTCTTCTACCCCGTGCTAAATAGCCCAAACTAGGGCCAGTACTACGGCCATGATGCTGGCGGCTGTTACCCCGCCCCATAAACCAGGGTGCTTGGACACATGGGTCATAATCCAACAGTCAGCCCGCAACTGGGCCCTTTCCATGTAGGTCTTAAGCTTCATTACCGACTCCAAACGCTTGCCTACAAAAATCCTGTAGTTGCTGAAAAACACCGACCTTTTTACCAAAAAACTTAGGGTCAAAAGACTTCCAGCTAGTTCTTAAATAGAAGTCTGTATAGGCGGGTGTGAGTGTGTTCAACTCAATACGCTCAAGCAAGGCGATCATCCGATCGGCTTGCTCTGCGGTCATCGGACCCTGCCCGGAGGTGGCCACATCGCTAGCTGGTGCATCTGCTGGGGCCGA